ATTGTTGACCCTGAATCACTAAGCAAGCCGCTAGATAGAATGAGCAAGGCAGAGCTTATTGGATACGCAAAGAACAAGTGGGGGAAGGTACTCGATGCCAGAACATCAAGCAAAAGTATGATTGACAAAATAGAAGAATGGGAACTTGAGTTAGATGTATCTATAGGTATTCCAGAATAGTCATTCGCTGTCAGCATCGAATAGCACGCCACACATGATACTGACAGCACGACCTCACTGGATTGCACTGTGGCAAACGTCAAATATTCTGATTTATTAACAGAAGTGCTACCGAATCTAGCGGCAGACCCGTCAGATCCTGTGACCGAACACGCCATCAAGCGTGCGGTAATTAAGTTCTGTAATGACTCATGGATTTGGAATTATCTTGCAGATCCAATCTCAGTCAGCATTGGCGAGTCAACATACGACCTTGAGCCACCAACAGGAACAGATATTACAACTGTCATTTCTGTTGCCTATGACACTGTTCCTATGCAGAATAAGCCGATTGACTGGTTGAATTCAACAATCCCAGCATGGCGCACAACACGACTTACGCCGAAATACTTCACGCAAGTCAATACAGATCAAATCATCCTTGCGCCAGTTCCTGAATCGACTATATCAAATGGTCTATCAATCATCGTGGCATTGCAGCCATCACAAACATCAACAGGATTCCCTAAGTGGATCTATAGCCAGTATGTATATACGTTAGCGCAAGGCGCGATTGCGTACCTCATGCTTATGCCTGACAAGGGATGGTCAAACCCGAAGCTTGGAATAGCCTATATGCAAAGCTTTGAATCATCGATTGCAGATGCAAGAAACGATGCTGTCTCTAGCTTAGGCAGATCACCTACCCGATCAACGCCACATCACTAGGCAACATGCTATGTCAACAATTACAGTTTCATCTGTCATCTTAAAAGTTCAAACCATCATTCAGGACGCAACTGGCATTCGCTGGCCTACTGATGAATTGCTTGGATGGCTTAATGACGGGCAACGTGAAATCGTCTTATTCAAACCTAACGCTTTTGTTAAGAATACATCCGTTGTTCTGATTCCAGGCACTAAACAGAACCTTCCGACTGATGGTATCCAACTGATTGATGTGGTTCGTAACATGGGAACAGATGGAACTACTCCAGGGAGATCGATCCGTATTGCTATGCGCGAAGTATTGGACTCGCAATCACCTGAATGGCATTCATCAACACCAGCGGCATCAGTCAAGCACTACATGTACTCGCTGTTTAACCCGAAGAACTACTACGTATATCCACCCCAACCGACAGCAGGCATGGGGTATGTAGAGCTAATTTATGGCGCATCACCAACAGATGCAACGATGATAACGACCATCACTGTTGATGATATTTATCAGTCTGTATTGCTTGACTACATCCTATATCGTGCTTACAGCAAGGACACAGAGTTTGCCGCTGATCCCAATAGGGCAACTGCGCACCAAAATGCGTACTTGTCATCACTAGGAGCAAAAGCAAAGGTCGAGGCAGGAACAGATCCTAATGCGAATGCGCCAGCTAATCAGAACGTCATATCAAATAGGGGGTAATGTGAAATGAACTTACCTACTTGTGCAGTCTTATGCTCAGTTTATGACGATACCGGTATGCCTGTTTCTGGCGCGACGATTACTGCGAAGTTAAACCAATATGAGGTCTATCTCGGTTATGTCGTACCTCAAATTGTTACCGGAACAACAAATGAAACTGGGCAATCTACGATCAATCTTTGGCCTAATCAATTGGGCGCAACGGAGTCGATGTATGTTGTAAAAATATCTCCTCCTGGTGGTAAAAGCATCACGCTCAACGCAGTCGTCCCAAACGCGTCTTCAACAGAGCTTCATCTTATTGCTGAATTGCCTGCTTATGATGGAAAGACAGACGGGCAACTAATACTCGATGCTGCCGTAGCTGCTGGTGCGATTGCAGTTGCAAAGGCCGCAGAGTCAGTCATATCAGCATCAAGCGCTTCTTCATCAGCAAGCCAGGCTTTAGCTAGCAAAAATCTGACTAATGCCGATGTATTACTCACGCATGCAGATAGAGTGCAAACTGCGCTAGATAGAGTGCAAACTGGAGCAGACCGTGCTCAAACATCTGCTGATCTTGTTCAGACAACTATTGATCGGGCAAGTGCATCGGCAAGCGCTTCTGCTTCCTCCTCAAGCGCAACCAGCGCAGCAACTTCATATACGCAAGCACTGTCAATTTATGGGAGCGTTTCAGCACAACAGGCTTCGGTAACGACTGCGCAAACTGCCGCGACTACTGCTACTACAAAAGCTGCCAATGCAGCAAGCTCTGCAACCTCCGCAGCAACCTCTGAAACAAATGCATCAACCAGCGCTACGACAGCATCCAGCCAAGCTACGATCGCCACAACACAGGCAAGCGCAGCACTAGCCAGCGCAAACTCTGCAAACGCATCGTCAGTAAGCACGGCTGCGCAATTGGCTTTAGCTACTACGCAGGCAACTAACGCGGCAACTTCCGCAACAAGCGCGGGATCTGCTCGAACCCAGGCCGATCTAGATGCCGCTGCAACAGCAAGCGATAGAGTCCAGACCGCAGCCGATAGAGTGCAGACCGGCCTTGATAGGACTGCCGCGGCAACTAGCGCAGCCAATGCATCATCCTCATCGCTCTATGAGCAGTTCCAAATTGCATACACCATGCAATCTTCAAACTTAATTCAGACTCAAGCAATTGTAGTCGCACATTATGCGTTTTCATAAGGTAAATATATGACTATCGAATCAGCCGTAACAGACCTGACCACGCAGACAACTGCACTACTGACTGCGGTGAACGTAGCTAAGGCAACACTCGATGCATCTGTTGCGGCAGCACAGGCGGTATTGACCAATACCGTATTTGTGAAAGTATCTAATGGTGTAATCACGCCGCGCATCGTAACGCTCGTAGATTCGTTATCCATCACGCTCAACGCTGATACAACAGACATTGGTATTCAGTCGAACACGCAAGCCACTGGCGTACTAACCGTGAATGCGCCAACAGGTACGCTAGTAAGCGGTCAAAAGATCATACTGCGTGTCGCATCAACCAATATCCAAACATTCTCATGGAACGCAATTTTCATGGGTTCAGATGACTTGCCATTACCAACAGCTACGAGTGGTTCAGGCAAGTATGACTACTACGGATTTCTATATTCAGCCACAGCATCACGCTGGATGTTGATCGCAAAAATTGGAGGCTTCTAAGATGATTATCGACTTCGAAATGACCGATGGTGTACATACATTGCGCGATGCAATTGTGTTTCCTGAAGGTGTGACGCTGACTGATGCTGAGATCGAGGAAATGAAGCAGCAACGCTTTAATAACTGGATCAAGATCATTACTACTCCCGTTGAGGAATAAGCATGGCAAACCGCTATTGGGTAGGTGGTACGGGTAGCTGGGATGCAACCACTACCAATTGGTCTGCTACGTCTGGTGGTGCGGGTGGTGCTTCTGTGCCCACGTCTGTTGATGATGTATTTTTTAATAGTGCATCAAATGCAACGGCTTACACTTGCACGTTAACGACTTCAACTCTTTGCCGAAGTTTAAATGTTGCTGGTCCCGCTTCTGGTAACGTAACAATTGCTGGCGCAACTGGAACAACTGTTAACGGTAATTTGACTATTGCAGCTACTGGAGTCACTTGGACATACTCAGGCGGTATGTTCTTTGGTGCAACAACAACAGGCTGGATTATTACAACTAATGGTGTGTCTTTCCAAGGTGGCATTTCATTTAATGGCGCAGGCGGTGGTTGGACATTAGGCGGCGCATTTACAAGTACTAGCGGTATAAATATACTTCAAGGCACATTTAATACCGGTAACTTTAACGTAACTCTAGCTACAAACTTTACTTTAACGGGTGCGTTAACACGAGCAGTCAACCTCGGTTCATCTGCAATATCAGCATTGACTTGGAACGCATTAGCTGCAACCAATTTAACTGTTAATGCTGGTACATCAACTATTTCATTAACTAGTACATTTTCTGGCGGCGGCTTAACTTACTATAACCTCACAAAAGCTAGTGGCGGCGGAATTACTGTTGCTGATGGTGGAAACACGTTTAATGCATTAACAATGAATACGATTACAACAAGTGGAACGTATCAATGTTCTTTTGCGGGTAATCAAACAATTAGCACATTAACAATTAATGGTGTGTCACAAATTGCTAGAGCAAGTATTCAAACACCAAACACATTGGCTGGCACACAAGTTACGTTAACTGTTGGTTCGTTTGTAACTAATGGGTATGTAGATTTTCGTGATATTAACTGGCAAGGTGCGGCTTCGCCATTGACAGTAGCTACGGGAGGTGACGGTGGTAATAATACCAATATTACTCTTGCTACTCAAAAAACAGTTTATTGGAATTTAGTTGCTGGGGGAACTTGGGTTTCAACTGCTTGGGCAACAACTTCTGGCGGTACACCCGCACTTGCTAATTTTCCCTTAATTCAAGATACGGCAATTATTGAAAATACCGGATTGACATCTGGCAACACTATTTCATTAGCTAACAATATATGCTTAGGTACTGTAGATATGTCCACACGGACATTGCCTATGACGTTTACGGTTGGCACTGGTGGATCAAATATTTATGGAAATTTGACCTTATCTTCTGCTGTCACTTGTGCATCGTCTACAGGATTTTTAGTTTTTACTGGTTACAACAAAACACAGACGATTACTTCTGCTGGCGTAACATTTGAATCTGGGCTGCAAGTTAATAATTTATCAACAACAGTCACACTTGCTGATGCTTTAACACTTGGAACAACACGAACATTTACGCTAACACTTGGTATGTTAAACCTAAATAATAAAAACTTAACGTGCGGGGGTTTTTCTGGGACAGGCACATTAACTCGCGCAATCACATTCGGTACAGGTCAAATTTACGCAACTACTAACAATGCAATTACAGTAACTTTTAATGATATGACCGGGTTTACTTACACCGGTTCAGGCATATTTAATTGTACATATAGTGGTAGTACTGGTGGACGTACCATAATTTATGGTAACACTGGTGGTGGTGCGAATGAAACAAACGCATTAAACCTAAATGTCACAGCAGGGGCAGACAACATCGCTTGGTACGGGCTTGGATTTGAATCAGTAAACCTTACAGGCTTTGCTGGAACATGGATTGAAACTGGTACTAGAACGCTGTATGGAGATTTGACTATATCTACAGGCATGTCAATAACGGCAACAACTAGTACAAACTTTAACGCAACATCAGGCACTCAAAATATTACCTCGAACGGTAAAACCTTTACATTTCCAATCGGTAAAAATAATGCAGGAATATTACGCCTTGTTGATGCTCTGACGATGGGAAGTACGCTTACATTTGCACTTGCTAGTGGCACATTAGATTTAAACAATAACAATTTAACTTGCGGGTTGTTTAACACTAACAACAGCAATAATCGCGCCATCGCATTTGGTACAGGGCAAATTTACCTGACGGGTAATGCAGGAACTATTTGGACGTTTAACGCAGGAACAGGTCTGACTATTACTGGCTCTGCTATTGTTAACGCTACCTATTCTGGTGCGACAGGAACCCGTTTGCTTCTTGGGTACGCAACTGGAACGGCGCAAATAAACGTCAATATAACCGCCGGTACCGACATTGTTGCCGCAAGTAACGCAGGCTTTAACAACGTAAACTTTACGGGGTTTACTGGGAGCGTAATTACAGGGGTTAGTGTAACGGGGAATATGACGCTCGGTGCTGGAATGACGATAACTTCCACAACAGCGTGGTCAATGTATGGTACATCGGGAACACAGCAATTCACTTCAAATGGTATTGCGTTTGATGCACCATTAACTTTTAATGGTATTGGTGGAAATTTTCAGCTTCAAGATAACTTAACTCTTGGTTCAACAAGAACAGTTACGTTGCTTGCAGGAACACTAAATTTAAACGGTAAAACTTTAAATGCTGGATTATTTTCAGTAATGGGTGCTCTTGTTAAATCAATTGCATTTGCAAGCGGGACAATTAACGTATCGGGCGCAACTTGCGGAATATCGGGTTCGAACTTCAGCACTAGCGGATCTGGCAAAATCAGCATGACTAGCGCATCGTCAAAGGCGTTTAATGGTGGAGGATTCTCGTACCCAACACTAAGCCAAGACGGTGCAGGTGCGTTGTCGATTACTGGTACAAATACATTTGATACGCTCACAAATACAGTACGCCCTGCAACTGTAACGCTCCCAGCAAGCACGATTACAACGGTTAACACGCTATCCCTGAACGGCACTGTGGCTAATCCCATCACAGTCAACAGCAGCACATCAGGCACACGAGCAACAATCTCCAAACCATCTGGACAAGTCGGACTTCTGAATTGTTCAATCAAAGATATTCTGGCTCAGGGTGGCGCTAAGTTTAGAGCCTCATCTAATTACGGATGTACTGATGCGGGGAACAACTCTGGCTGGGATTTCTCAGCATTGGATACCAAGAGAGATAACTTTGGATTTTTCTTCAAAGACTCAATCGTTGCTCACTAACCGGAGATACTGATGAACGCATCAACCCTCGCACATGCTGGTTACTCATTGCTGATGATGGCTGCGGTTTGGCTCCTGACGGGAAATGCTCTAGCTGGTGGATTACTTGGTATTGGCTTCTTTGCAGGGCGTGAGCATGCCCAAGCTGAATACCGTGCTATTGCATCCTTCTACGATGGCAAGCGAGAGAACATGCCTGATTGGGCGGGCTTCATGCCGCGCTCTTGGGATCTTGGTTCTGTTATGGATTTAGCTGCGCCAATCGTGTCTGTTCTGGTTGCTCTGGTTATAAGTAAATTTGTATAACTAAAATTTACATACTAGTCCTACATTTACTTTCCATTGAGAATGAACAATGAGTGCATTCATATTTAACAAGTTTTCTGGAATAAGACCACGAACTCCTGAATCTTTGTTGCCTGTTAATTCATCTACGATATCTCAAAACTGCGATTTTGCGTATGGTGAATTAAGGAATACAAATGATGGATACCTTGTCAATACTATGTCAAATAGTCCTCGGTCAATTTATACAGATGATGGTATTACATACTACACATGGGAAGCAGATGTAAATGCAGTTCGTTCGCCACTTGCAAAAGATACATTTAACCGTTTGTATTATACGGGGGATAGTGGGTTTAAGGTAACAGATAGGAACGGTACAAGAACTAACGGCGGTATACCGTCTACTTCATATTTAGTTGGCGTGCCTAAGCCAAGCGCATCACCATCGTTATCAATTCTAACGCCGCAAATTGATTCATCAACGACTGACTATCTTTTCAGATTCCACTGGGAATATGCTGGTACAAAATATCTTGAACAATTTATTTCAGTTACAACAACAGGATTAAATAGTTGGAGCTTTACTGCTCCTGCCAGAGACATATCCACTCCTGTTCAATCTGTACCAGTATTTCGTGTAACAGGAACATCAAAAGCAGATGGCAGCCAGACATTCGATCTTTATACTAACAACTCATCTTTTATAGGAACAGGAGGCCTTTACACATTAGACGAGGTAAACACAAGCGGACTTAATTTCATTTCTGTATTGACTGTTGGTGTTAAAGAAGCTGACAAAGAGACTCGTGCATATATTTATACTTATGTAAATAACTATAACGAGGAAGGCCCACCAAGCAGTCCTCAAGAGATAACAACATCTAATGCCATAGGCGCGACGGTATCTGCAACTTTAGATACGATTTCAGGATTTGTTCCAATTAAAGAAATTCGTATCTATAGAACACCTACTGGATCTACGATCGCTGATTATTTTTATGCAGGATCAATTTCTACAGTCGGACAGCCACCAGGCGTATACACGTTTAGTGATAATGTCAGTGCTGCACTTTTAAATGAGCCAATAGCTTCAACAAATTACTATCCTCCAGATCAAAGCCTTGTTGGACTTATGGCACTCCCTAACGGTATTTTGTGTGCTTGGAAGGGTAACGAATTATGGTTCAGCGAAGCTTATAAACCTTGGGCATGGCCTCCAAGCTATATCAAGCCGCTTCCACAAGCTATCGTTGGTGGAATACCTTTTGGTAGCGGTGCAATAATTACGACTGTGACTTACCCGCACATGTTATCTGGCGTATCACCTGATTCAATGACCGCAAGCAAATTAAATATTGATCAGGCTGGGGTTTCAAAATGGTCAATCGCAGCAGCTAACGGTACAGTTATATTTGCTAGTAACGATGGGCTTGTAACAATCAATGGTGGGACAGGATCATTGGAATCAAGTAGTTTGTTCTTTACTAGAGAAATTTGGCGATCACTTTATGGTTCTGGATTAGCCTCGATGCGGTTTGCTGTCTGGGATGGAAGAATTATTGTCTACTCAGGAACAAATGCATTCACACCATTTATGATTCGCTTCGACGAAGCAGATGGAACACTTACAGATTTTCCATCATTTATAGCAAACTGTTCTTTTACTAGTCCTATATCTGATCAGTTGTATTACGCACGTTCAACCGGAATGTATCAATTTAACGGTGGAACAGGATTATCTTGCGTATGGCAATCAAGAGAAATGGTGTTGCAAAAACCAACAAATTTTGGGTATGCACAATCTGTTGCTACTGGCACGTGGAGCATCCAATTCTATGCTGATAATACACTCAGGCATACGGAGACTATTACGTCAGGTGTGAAAAACTTTAGACTTCCATCGGGATTTAAATCAGACAGATGGAAAATAAAAGTTACGGGAACAGGTCGGTTCCGTGAATTGCGCGTTGCAAACACAGCTTCTGAATTGGCGGTTATCTAATGGCAACGAATCAAAAGGGTATACCCGGAATCAATTCTGCGGCGCTCGGTGCCATCAGCGATGAAAACACTAGGATAGTCTTACAGTCAATTGTTGACGGATGGCAGGTGCGTAATGGTGTATCTGGTGCGGGGGATAACGCATTCATTACCAAAGCGGATTTGACCAAGAGTGCAACCAATGGGACTCTTCTTGGGCTACTAGGTGGGCAACAGGGTGCGGTACAAAATAGTACATTTTTAAAGCCAGGAGATATAAGCAGAGTAATCAATGATTTGCAAGCTCAAATCATGGAATCTACTTTATTTGTTGAATTGGGCACACGCGTTGATCTGATTGATGCCCCTGTTTCAGTTGTAAATAGCGTTGCATATCGTGTTGCTGCCGAAGCCACCGCACGCGCTAACAGTATTGCTGATGAAGCAGCAATTAGATTGGCTGCGATAACAGCCGAAACTGCGGCTCGCGTCAATGCTATCAATGCAGAGGTAACTGCAAGAACAAATGCAGATTCCGATGAGGCTGCAGCTAGGGTATTGGCGATCACTACAGAAGTAGCTGACCGAACAAGCGCAATTTCCGCAGAAGCATCTGCGCGGGTAGCTGCTATTGCAGTCGAGTCGCAAGCCAGAGCAGACGCTGTAACTGCTGAAGCTCAACAACGTGCGCAAGACTTCTCGACAGAAGTATCAGCTAGAAATACAGCCATTTCTCAGGAAGCATCTACTCGCGCAGATGCCATCCTCGCGGAGGCCGTGGCTCGCGGTGCTGCAATCACCACAGAACAGACTGCCAGACAGGCGGCAGACTCATCCCTCGCTTCAAGTATCAGCACTTTAAGTGCATCCACGAATACATCCGTTGGCACGCTTACTTCCGCAATCTCTACAGAGCAAACCGCAAGAGCCGCAGGCGATACCGCCAATGCGTCGAACATTTCTACGGTGGCAGCACGCCTAGATAACGTCAAAGATAAGACTGGCGCTGCCACCAATAAGACAATTGAAGCGACAATCGTAGACAACAAGCAAGCTCAGGTCGATGCAGATTCAGCGATTGCTAGTAGTGTCACGGCACTCAGCGCAACTGTTTCAAGTAACCTAAGTAGCTCCAATGCTGCGATTGCTTCTGAGGCATCAACCAGATCAACGGCTGATACGGCTATCAGTTCATCACTCACTGCACTAACTGCCACAGTCACTAGTAACAAAAGCACGCTTGATGCATCCGTAGCAAGTGAGTCTGCTGCTAGGGTACTTGCAGATAGCGTAGAGGCGAGTGCACGTGAGTCTCTGTCAGCACAGCTTCGTGGTAGCTATACCGGAAACGACTCCGCAGCGGTTACGAGTGGCCTGGTCTATAGTGAGCGCCAAGCTCGCGTGACAGCAGACTCAGCATTATCGACACGAATTGATTCGATTGTGGCTGCATCATCTGGTGACTTCTCTAATTTTTACGCAGTTCTAACAACAGAACAAACTGCAAGGATTAACGGGGACACAGCCAACGCTAATAATACGAGTACCTTACAAACCCGGCTGGATAATGTAAAAGATAAATCTGGTGTTGTCACAGGCAAATCTCTTGAGTCAACGATTGTTGATAACAAGCAAGCGCAGGTTGACGCAGATGCCACACTTAGCTCATCCATCACAGCACTTACATCAACGGTCACGAGTAATAACAGCACGTTGTCATCGGCTATTTCAAGCGAAGCGTCAACCAGAGCCTCGGCTGATACAGCCAATGCGGGGAATATCTCCGGTGTGACCGCAAGACTGGACAACCTAAAAGACAAAGCAGGGGTTGTAACCGGAAAGACTATCGAGGCAACAGTTGTAGACAACAAGCAGGCTCAGGTCGATGCA